GAATACCAGAACTCTCAAGATCCTCATTCACATCCTCTATCTCATCAAACAGAAACAAACCTCTCGCTGCCTGCTCTGGTGGCATATACATGTTCCACCCGATGTTCTCAAAGTAATCATCCTTGTACAATCTATCAAGGTGTCTGCCCTCATACCGAACAGACTTGAACCACTTATATGCCTCTTCATCATCTGTCAAGATCATTCCACCTTTACCGATCGGAACATGCTTTCGTCTATGGAAAGAAAGACAGTAGTAAGAACCAGACACATACATTCCCTTTGTCATTCGAGTTGCAGAATCATAGACGGGGAATGGGTCTAAGGCATATGCTCCGCTCCACTCAATGTCATCAAACTTGACAGTGCAGCCCGCATGGATGATCGTACATGGGACCGAAACATAAGTTCTACGGGGGACCGTAACCTCGCCCTCTGCCTTCAAATACTTCAGACAAAGAAACATGGCATCAGTGCAGTTATCAACTGCAACGCCATACTTACTACCAGCATAACCAGCGACAGTTTTTTCAAACACATCAACAACATCCCACGGGTCGTTGCAGTTGTATTTTTCCATCATATGTTCGAGTAGTTTTTCATCATACTCAAGTGGACTCATTAACATGCTGATCCTAACTGTGCATTTGCAACAGGATCAAAAGTTTCAGGCGTTTCCTCTCGATCCATGACATCATAATACTCACCGATAATAAACTTCTGCTTGGTGGTGCAACTGGCAATTTGACTGTCGGGATTATATGCGAAACTAGGCATTACTCTAAAATCGAAGCTAACTCTAGTTACACCAGAATCGTTATCCTTGTTTCCATGTCGGCATTGATTCCAGTAACCCATCATAAACTGACCATATTCCATCTCAAGAGGAGAAAAGTCCCCAAGGCCTGGAATGCTTTCCACCCAAACACTATTGTTACCGAAACACTTAGTCAGTGGGAGAAATATGTTCACCTCACCCAGCGGATGTCGGTGATGTGAGTCTCCGTCAGAGTGCCAACGATAAACTGCTTTTGCACCAGGTCTACAAAATCTAATGCCTGGATACTTCTGATACAGAAGTTCATCATCTTCAAACATAGGGAAGATTACTTCACGAACAAACGCCTGATAGAGATTAGTAAACTCTGGCCAGCCCCCATCAGCGTCGATTCTTTCGTAGAACTTTTTATGGAAAACAGTCTTGGTATCACTGCCTTCAATGAGATTAGTCTTCTGATCTTCGTTGTCTAGTTGATCGAGACTGGTATCGTACAGACTGCCGACTAACTCAGCAAAATAGTATCTGTTCGTATCGTAGTTGATGATTTTCATTTTACTTTTTCCTTTGCCATGATTCCCAACAGAAGTCATAATTATAAATCATTCTGTGTGTTTCTGCAAGTTTTTTCTGAATTTCTAATCTTCTAAAGAAGGCTTCAGGCCCTATCTCGGAGTGAAACTGTATTTGAAGTTTATCTATCCTGCTTATATGACCAGACTCAATTAATCTATCCATCACATCGTATTCGGATCCCTCTATGTTCATGTCTAATAAGTCCACATTGTCAATGTCATGTTCATCAAGAACCTCAGAGATATCTCTTAACTGAATAATTTCCACTTCACTGGTATCAGGGTCGTACCCTATTTTATCGTAGACAGAACTGGTGTCATTCTTGGTGTAAATTTCACACTGTTCGTTTCTGTTTGACAACCCATACTTAAAAATTTTCACCTTGTCTGTATGTGAAAACACGGACTCAAGAATCTCATAGTTTCTCTTCGTTGGTTCGTAAACAAAAATATTGCAGTTATATTTTTCACTTATCGTTCTACACCAGTCACCTCTGTAACCTCCAAGTTCAAACACAATTGAATCTTCACTCAAATTATGATTCATCAGTAAGGTGTGATCGTTTCCTTCAGACATCCACTTGTCGGTAACAAAATCTAGAAACTCTCTTTTTATGGGAAATTCATCATATAAACTAGTCATCACTTTTTCCTTGATAACATGTAACCCTCTATTCGCTCGTTAGGAAAGGAGGTCAAATCAAATTTAATGGGATCCAAATCTGCGAAGTTGGTGTTATCAAAACCACTGTCCTGCATGTATTCCTCAAACTTAAACTTCGCCCTGTTTAAATTATTGTTTCCGAGAATGTATCCGCCACTCACCATATTACTTGCTAGCCACTTATGAGTGTGAATTTTTAAGTCGGGTGTATGAGACAAACTACCGACATCGTTGTGAGCAAAGGCAATAGGAATGTTATCTTCTTCCGAGAGTTCCATACAATCCTTAATTTTTACACACGGATGCTCGGAGGGATTATACAGGTCAAACCCTATGCAGCGATCCTTTCCATACTTCTCACATAGCAAGTCAAACGATACTGCCTTATGTGTTCCTGCGACAACAATATATCCCTCTTCAGGAATATCCAAGTTAAAAACAATGTCCTTGTAAAAATCGTTTACATAATATTCTGATTCAAACTGATCATGGTCATCAAACTCGGAGTTTTTAAACCAAAAGTCATATGTCTCAGTGGGTGACAGTGTTCGCATATTCAAACTCCTTCTTTGTGTCGTGGTTGTTGTCATCAAGGCACTTCTTGATCATATCATATAAAACATCATCTGCACTCAAATACCTCTGAGACATCTCAAAATTGTTTTCGATGTATGGTTTCATCTCCTCGTACTTTTCTTCGGACAAGTTGTCAAGGATATCCTCTAACTCATCAAGTTCGTTCCATGTGATGATACCTCGCTCGTCAAAGAACTCGGAGATGTATGTCGTACCTCTGTAGATGGGAACATTTCTGGTACAGAAACAGTCTAAAATTTTCTCTGTGTAATAGTAGTCTGATATGCAGTTTTCCATCGCCACAGAGAACATATAGGGGTTAAGGGTTCTAGACTTCATCAGTTCTTCGCCTTTCGGAGAACCAGAACCAAACAAGTCAATTTTATCTGCAAACCGCTCGGCTACTGCGTGTCGAAGTGGTCGATCTCCCTCTGGTTTTTCAGAGTAAATCATAGAAACCATTTTTGTTTTATCATGAACTATGTGTGATTGTCTCTCGATGCAAACCCAATCAGCAGGAACATATTTATATTTTCTTTTGTTGCCGTCCAGTAGTGATTTGTTAAAGGTAAAAATAAAATCAAAACAGTCTTCTATTTCTACAATATCATTGTATATTCTCGGTGTTACTACAGGAGACTCCAGCAAAAGAGCGATTCGGTGTGCGGTGTCTATTGATGAATATTGATCTTTCCACTGGGGCTGCAAAAACTTATCAGTGAACACGGAAATACCACTAAAATCGCCATCATCTTGAAACGATTCCTTCTGTCTCACCCATCTAACATTAGATGGTGGTTCAACTAAGTGTTGTTGTTTTGGATCTCGAACACCACATTCGAGACCAGCCTCTTTCCAACTAGGAGAATGAGAAATATCACCGTCAAAAATATTCATTATCTTCATTTATTTTCCTTCTTAGTCTCTTCGTACAAAAATTCTGCAATGGAGAAATCATACCATGTGTTTATATCAATAGACTCTTCCTCTGGGCTGACATGAATATAAGGATTTGATCCAAAGAAATAACTATTATTTTTCATATCTTTATGTCGTTGAATAAAGATGCCTCCATTTTGTTTATATAACGCAGGAAGAGTTTTGGCAAGAGGATGTCGTTCCCCATATGGATCATAATTCAAAGGAGTTCTATCCTCACCCCAAAGATGCTCTTTTACTACATCAACAGAAAGAACAGAATCATATCCTTCTTTTTCCTTTTCAAGAAAGACTCTAACAAACTCATCATAGGTATCAGAAGAAAGTAAGGGATTTGTACAATGGGCCCAAACAACAATGTCAGTGTCAATCAAAGAACACATATTTCCGATCATTTCATTTGCAGACGCTTGTTTCTCGTCACAGAAATAATCTGGTCGGGTGACTGTTTCAGCACCGACATCACCAGCAACATCAAGAATGTCAGATCCATCCGACCCGACAACAACTCTATCAATCATTTTACAGGACTGAAGTTGTTTAATTTTAAGTTCTAATAAAGTAGTGTCACCAAAAGGTTGTATGACCTTGTTTGGTATTCTTTGACTACCTTTTCTTCCAACAATAATAGCTGTCACTTCATTCATACTCATAGTTCCTTCCAAACTGCACCTGCATCATATACAATACTATCATTAGTGTGAACAACTGGAATCACGTTTTTTTCTTTCATAGCCGAAAACAAAAAAGAAAGTTTATCTTTACACCAACTGCTCCTAAGATACTGAGGTTTCTCTTCTTTATTTATGTTCTTATATTCCATGTCTTCCAGATCACGAAGAATATGTGGATCCGACGAATAGATCTCTTTCATTTCCTTTGTCTGTTTCTTGTACATGTCCATTAGTTCGGGAACATCATAATAATGTCCATCATCTCTCTGATCAAATCCCAAATACACAATTTTATTAGCACCCATTATTGTCGCTAAATTCGTGGCGGTAAACATTATGTTGTCTCTGCCAAAAAAAGGACTACCCCCGCTTGGTTTTGTAAAAAGAGCCTCAGTGGTAGATGGGTCTTGCATATGTTCGTATATGTTTATCGTATTATTGTCAGAGAAGAAAGAAGAGGATATGGTTGTGGCTTCTCCCAATGGCCATGAAGGATCGGTTCCTATACCCTGTCCCTGATATATTCTACACCCATGAGCAACACCATAATGACAACTAAGAAGATAGCAAGACCATGTAGAGGACGCTTGGTATGTTGTAGGCCCCCATAAATGTGAAGAGTTCACACCTATAGAAATCCCATCTCTTATCTTTTTTAGATAAGAATCAGAAATATCTAAAACACCAGGTCCATTACCTATCAGATAAATCGTTTGATCCTTGTGGATTTGATATAAATCACCTAGATCTTTATATTTCATAATGTCTCCAGTCGTTGATATGGAGTTTTACTTCTCATATTTTTTTCATTTTCAAGCTGCTCTGATGCACGACCACTTTGATTGACTGAATTTTGATTCCCTTCGTTGTAAATGTAAAGTGGTTCAGGAATGAATTCAAATCGTTCCCCACACATTTCCAACATAGGCCACATGAATGTTAAATCACCAGCAACGCGAAACCATTCCCCGTTCTTGTTCTTTAGATCAGCTTCATTGATGTTAAAATACAATTCTTTTCTGAAGGTCCGAAGATGGGTTGCCCTCCATTGATCTCTCCTAAAAGCATTATCTTTAATGACATCATCAGAGTAACGACCAAAACCAGCTACTTGTCCATTGGATGACTTAACATATGAACCATAGGTCATCCAAACATCATCGTTATAATAATTGTTCAACGTGTTTAGAACATCTTTGTGTAAAAGACAGTCATCAAAATCTAAAGTAATGACAATAGATCCATCCTTTGCCATTCTAGATCCCTCATAAATATTTTGTGGTTGATATTGTCGTATTTTATTTCTAACCACGGTGAGATTCTCGTACTCTTCTTCTTTTTCTTTTAAGTATTCATACGTGCCATCAGTAGTCTGTGCATCCATGGCAATGACATCAAAATTATCATAGTCTTGACGTAAAGCTGACATCACTGAACCTTCTATCCAAGGTCTAGAGTTATGTCCTGTCATTAAAATAGTATAGTGATTCACAATAACTCCAGTAGTTCATCTATTTCTTTTGTGTAAGAGGTATACGGACGAAGGGAATGACAGTCAATATACTCCCCTGCCTTTACCATGTCTTTATTATAAAACCAATTAACTCTATCAATTCTTCTATTCAATCTCATCATCGGCACTGGTTGACAAACTTTGCCTCCAGAGTCACGGAACTCACATATTTTTCGCGAAGAATAGATTTCATCTATGGTCCACTTTGACAAAAGATCATCATTGTGCCAATTATCTGGTAAGTGTTCAAAATTCTCTTCGACTGAATCTGAAACTTTACGACAATAATCACTGAATGATGATTCAATTTCTAGAATATCAGTAAACACCTTTCCCTTCGCTATATTATAGCATATAGGAAAATAATCTACATTGCTATTCAGATTAGTCCAATCACATTCACCAAAAGAATCAATAGCTAACTGCCAATATATTCTAGACATTGGAAACATGTCAATGTCACCAGTAATCCAAGTTGTTTCTGGTTCCGTATGAGTATACCACATTCTCGATAACTGTGCCTGTGTGTGTATCGGGATTGTTTGATCTACAGGTATGGTATGGACTTGTCCATATTCTTCAGTTGGTCTTCTTTCTCCAACGTGAGCGAGTACGGGTTCAATCCCCATCTTCTCTCTCCACACCCAAGACACCAACGGCCAAAAGTCTAGATAATATGGATTATCATCGCATGATAATATTACTTTAGTTTCCATTTTCCGCCTCATCCACAGCGTCACGATCTGCTTGGGACCAAAGACTGTCATCAGCTCTAACACATTCACCAACATAGTAAACCAAAGCAGCAGGATCCCTATCTACGGTGGGGAATGGTGCATTATCTGTAAAGAATGGATCATGAGTAACATTGTCCTCTATCGCCAAAGGCCAAATTAAACCCCAAAGAAATGCTTGATCTGCCCCCTTTTTATCTTCGTGATATCCACCACGAATAAAATTTTGAATTTTATTTCTCATGTTTATTTTTGCTTCTTTCTTCATTCCCCACATTCCGCCCATAATCGCTGTGAAATGATAAGGATGATCTCTCATAACATGAAAATTTTTGTCAGACTCTAACCACTGATCAACAGCTTCTTTCTCTCTCACCGAGAGCCGTGAATCAGTATCTCTCGATATGAACAACTCCACATCATCATCATCACATGGAGTAAACCTCCACATCATAGAGTTAGAAGTACCTTCTTCATCCATGATAACAACCTCTGCGTTTTGAAAAGATTCTAATTTTTGAATCACTTCCTCTGGGGTATTTTTCTTTGCGACATAAAACCTACAGATCCAATCAGGATATATTTCTTTTGCTAATTCTATATTCTTGTAGGCACCTTCAATATAGAAGGGATCGTTTCCCCATAAAGAAAAAGATATTATTTTTTTCATGAGATTCTCACTTTAAAGTATAATGACTAGTTTCATCTGCCTTGTATTGTAGTGATTCTGATTCCTCATCAGAGTACAAGTAGTAGTGCAACACCTTGTCTAGTTTGAGTTGAGTCTTAACGTGGGGATACATTTGAACCACCCAGTCCCAATCTTCTCCCCACGAGGTATCTCTAAATTCTGTTTTGTTAGCAATCTCCCGTTTCCATACACACATATGCCAAGGAGGTCTACGCATGTCGATGTACTTTCCATTTTCATCACGCAGGAGAGGATCGTTCTGGGTATGTCTCATATCAAAATAAACCATCACCTCTTCTCCATTGATGGTACAGTGTTGATTAAAGGCAATTACATCGGGTGGTTCTTCGCTATTTTCTATTGCATCACAAATCGTTTGCACATAGTCATCTGCTATGGTGTCATCGTCGTCAAGACATGCAACATACTGACCAGTCGAAGCATTCAAAACGTTTTGTCTTTTCTTTCCTATGGTTTGTTTTTTGTTGTCAACCAGACAGAGAACTTCAACATCCTCTCTGGATCCGATTTGTTTTTCCAACTTAGCCATTAAATCTTTTAGTTTGTCAAGTCTAGAAGGGATTGACAATATCATAATAGTAAATAACATAACACACCTCAAGTATGAGAATAATGGGACTTGTTTACGTTGAAACGAAAACTTGTTAGATTAGGTAAGGGCGTATCCTTTTGCATTTAGACGTTCTTTCACTTTATCGACTTCAAAATCGATTTTCATTCTTTCATTATAAACGGCGCCGTCTTTTTGATACATCTCAGAGCTTTCATTTCTCTGGTGAAGCGCATCAGCGTTTGGATCTGTACCCTGTATCCATTCATGTCTAATGATACAGGTGGGTGAGATGGCCAATTTATTCATCTTTGCACAAACGGATGTCATCTCGTTATCACAGTATATAGATGTATAGTCTGGGTGATAGAGATAACCGATAGCTTCATACAAAGGGAAGCCCATGACAGGAAGAGTCATGAGAAGATCTTCTTTTGGTCTGAGTCCGTCATTGAATTTGATTGCACCAACGTAATCAGGGTAACACTGATCAAATCCCTGAGAGATTATATCATCATATCCTTCGAGACATGGGATCATATCATCACTAGTGAGAACTAAGATGTCACCAGTTTCATTTTCCATGTCTGCGTTACATGCTTCAATCTTGGTCTTTGATTGACCATAGTTGTATTTGATAGGCACATTACGAGAGTCTAACCACTCTCTCATCTCATCGGTATTCATACTATCATCGTCCTCATCCATCGTAATAATGAATCGAACGTTATGCTTTCCAGATAGGTAGTCTATGTGCTTTTGTAGAGTTTTCTTAAACTTGTCAGGTCGTTCACGGGATGCCATCTTGATCACAATATCAGCCATTTATCTTCGCCTTCCGATATGGTACTTAGGTATAAGTTCCCAATCCTTTTTCTCATTATATGATAAAATTTTAATTTGTGCAAGTGAAACTCTAGGGTTTTCAGTCTTTTCTATATCGACAACTTCGAGGAGTTCCCACTCATCTAATAGATTTGCAATTGCATTGCGTCTACCTATATCAGTTTCGCTGATGTCAGTAGGAAGACCATCAAGGGCAAATAATTCCTTGAAGTGTACGATATAATACTTACCTCGTTTATGGAGAATGTGGCAAGACTGATAGAGCTTATTCTCTCTTCGAGAAGATACCCCGATTCTGGTTAAGGTTTCTTTTACCTTTAAAAAATCGTCGTCTTGCTTTAGTGTCACTTCAAGTAAATCATCAATTGATAGCTCTATATGTTCCATAGTAAACCTCCATACTATCCTTGTATGTATGATTTACTGGTTTTTATCCCCATAGGTGGTTCTGCTTTTAATGTCCTCTAGTTCTTCATCACTGAGAAGTAAGACATATTCTCTTGCCTTTTTATCTGAGATCTTGTAGTATTCTTTAATCCACTCAAGTCTCTCGTCCTGCTCCCTCTTCAACCACTTACTAAATCGTTTACGCTTTCGAACAGAGTTCAAAAGAAACTCATAATGCATACGCTTGTCAACATTAGGGATGCAGTTCATCGAATTCACTAGGAATATCGTGTCTGGAAAATAAGAAAGACACCTATTGATAACGTAGGGTGCATACTGTTTCTCTTCGCGCTCATCCCTCGCACGAAGAATGTTTTCCTTGTTGTGATTGATCGAAGACAGGATCTCACCGAGATTCATCAACAACTCCCATTATAGCATCAACAGGAACCACATCAAGGCCAACGATAGTATGGACTTGTCTTCTGTCATAATAAACAACGTCTCCAATAGAACATGTTGGTTCATAAGGAATTCCATTATTGGCTACTTCGGCAACACCAATTGATAGCACAGTTCCCTTGATGTAAATATCATTGTCCTTTTCGGTAAAAATGATACCATGCTCATTGACTTGTTCACCACCCTTTGAAATCCTTTCGATGGCTACTTTACCTCTGCTTGGATAGAATGCACTCATTTAAATTCACACCTCATCATAATTTCGGTCAAACAAGAGACCATGTTAATTTCTTGATCTGCAACAAACGCAGACTTGTATTGATAATCAGCCAAAACTAGGATAGCCTCTGGAACGGAATGTGATTTGAGGTTATCGTACAAACCATCATAGATGGTTCTAAAGATATGTGTCGGATCGTTGTCCATGTGATCAACCACCCATGAACGAACCTTGGTAAACTCCTTTGTACTCATCGCGGAAACCAACTCTTTGAGATTGATCTCGCCAAGCTGTGAAAGAATACCAACGTCAATTGTGCCACTGACAGAATACCGTTGAAGTTCGTTCAAGATCCTCCTGATATCGGGGAAATGCTTCATCACTAGCTGGATCAGAACCTTTTCATCATACTCAACCGATTCCAGATCGAGGATGTTCTTAATCCTTTCCAGAACACCCATCGCCATTTTCGGCTTGTCGCTCTTGGGAATCTTGAACTCAACGACCGTACATCGAGAATGAATTGGTTCGATGATTCTGTTCTTATAATTACAAGTCAGAACAAACCGACAGTTCTTGCTGAATTCTTCGATGAAGCCACGAAGAGCAGGTTGAGTTGACTGTGCATTACTGTAGTCAAACTCATCAAGGATGACAACCTTCTTACTACCACTGATAGATACAGTGCTTGCAAAGTTTCGAATCGTAGTTCGAAGGGTGTCAATGTTCCCATCTTCAGAACAGTTGATGAGAATGTATTCGGTGTCTAGTTCATTACAAAGTGCCTTTGCTACTGTTGTCTTACCACAACCAGGCCCTCCACACAGAAGCAGATTCTGACTTTCACCAGAATCCACCATCTGCTTGAAGGTTTCCTTGATTGTGGTGGGAAGAATACAGTCATCAATCTTCTGTGGTCTGTACTTTTCAACCCACAAATACTCTTGCATCAATCACCTCATTTTGTGTAAACGGAATCGGATTCGAGTGCGATGTAGTAACTAACATCCAGTGAAGTGTTAATAAACTCGCTCACTACCTTTTCAGAGATGTTCACGGTGTAATCACCAGAAATCATCTTGAGGTTTTCAACCTTGAAGTAGAACTTGAAGTCTGCTCCATCTGAACTGTGATTGTCACCCAGATCAATGGAATAAGAGTTTGAGCTACTCACTTTCTTATCAAGAGCAACCATCTCGATCTTTTCTCCATTCGACCGAACACAAAGATCGGGAACGCCAAGGATAGAAGAAGCCTTCTGAATTTCATTCAGTTGCTTCTGCTTCAGAACAAAACTCACCGCAGTCTCAGGCATCTCAATGTCTTTATTCACCGTCGTGATGAGATTCGGTGCAGAGTAATAGTACCGAACACTCGCATCATTCTCACCGTGAATGGTAACATACTTATCCTCGAACTCAAAGTCAGGCTTGTCGAAAAGAGAGACAGTCCCAAGAAACTGATTGAGATCCCAAATCGCAATCTCTCGATCAAACGTCTCCTCTATGGTAGCAGAACCCATGATGTTCTTCATAGGAGAAACAGTCTTAATCGTGCTTCCAGGTCGAATAAGAATGTTTGAATTGATACCAGAAAAGTTCTTGAGAATCCCAAGAGTGGTGTCGGATAGAGTTACTCGCTGTGCGACTGTCATTTAATATTCTCCATGTTCAAAGTAATCCATGTAATCATCATAGTCAATTTCACTGTCTTTCAGTGTACTGTTAGTAAAATCACGAAGCAGTTCCTTTTCATGCTTCCTCTTTGACTTTCTACTCGTCCTCTGATGACCTCCGTAGTCGTCATCATCGTAATCATCTCTGTGCTTGTTTTTTGGTTTCTTACTCATAGCAAAATACCAAACCTCAATCCTTTCTATTAGACTTCATCTTGTCGAACTTTCGCTGAGTCGAACCAGCTTTAGAAGCACTCTTCTTTTTACGAACAGTCTTCTTTTTAGTCTTTTTCTTTTTGATTGCGTTGTGAAATGTTTTCAGATGCACATCAGCGAACCCACGCATGTATGCTCTGTCTTCTTTATTTGTGTTCCTCTGAGTCCAAAAGTTAACATCGATAATGAACTCGTATGGTCTACCGTCCGCTGTCATAACAGGCTTGTTTTTGATAAAGAAACCAACTCTAAGATCCTTCCCTCTGATGAACGAAGGATAGTCCTCAAGAGGAGCCAGTTTATAGACACGGAACGTTAGATCTTTTGGATGAATCATTTCCAACCCAGTTGCCAAATACTTCTCATATGAGACGCTGGACTTTGGGTTGACACCACTCTTGAAATCGTCAGTATTGTTTTTCATGACTATAGTATACACGATCCTGAAGAAAATGCAACAGACCTTTTAAGGTTTCCAAAAAACAAAAACAGGCTCATACTTCAAATACCTACCATTGACCTTACAGAAATTCTTACACTTGGGTATCCCGTTCTCGTCAACTCTATTCTGACCTGGCATTGATTCCATAGCCATCTTGAGAGTATACTTATATACCATTCCGTATTCTTCGAGAATGGCTCTAGAGTCATCCTCTAGTGGCAAGTAATTATCTTTCACCTTAATATCTGCCACGTTCCAAAGAAGATACCTGTCGTTCTTTAGCCACTCAACACAGGTCTTCAGGGTAGGACGAAGAAATCCATCTCGCCATGATTCATACGACGACCCAAACTTTTTATAAGATTGGTTTTCATCTTCACTATACGCTTCTCGATTGAAATAAGGAGGTGAAGTAAAAACCAGATCGACTGATCCCCGATGTTTTTGAAAATCTTCATTTTTATGAATTTCCTCTGAGCCTAATTGATAGATTTCGTATCTGTTTGTAGAACTAAAGAAAATATTGCTTCTATACGTTTCAGAGTTGTAAAAATCTGCGACAGCAGAATATTTAGAACCACCATCAGCATAGAAATTATCAGGATTGGGATCAGTGCCAATGTAAAGAATATTCCGATCATCACGACAGCACATAGCCCCAAGAATTCTACCACCCCAGCCTGAACTGGGGTCAAAGATCTTAATTGTTTCTTGTGATTTGATATCATTGGTAAACCTCTCATACAGATATTTAGCCGTCATAGGAGGAAAATTAACAGCAGGCTGTATATAACCAATTCGAAAGCACTTAAAACCAGAAGGAAATATCCGATTTCCTTTTTTGTAAATGCGGATTGCATAAAGTTTTTCATCGGACATGTCCTCTATATCAAACGTAGAATGATGACGATATGACAGAAGATCCTTCCAGTTCTCTACCTGTTCCTTTGTTAATTGTAAAATGTCAGACTGTTCCAGTTGGAAGTATCCTGTATTCAAACCATCTCGTGGTTTGACCTCCTCCAACATGAAGTCGTGTTCTTCAAACAGTTTTGGATTCTTGAAGTAAATCTCCAACCACTCTTCTGCGGAAGCTACATCTACTATCGAATATTTTTTACTGTGTTTGATCGCAGAAAGTGCATGACTATAGAATGAATCTCGTCTAAGATGACGAGCAGAACCACGAACGACACGCCCCAGATAATCAGGATTAGCAACCAGATCGTATATAGAATACCCGTCATCTTTTTCATTGTAATTAATTCTCGTCTTGAACATGTTAGAGAACCACTGATCGACTTCGACACCAGCCCGAGACTTGTTTATAATTACGTCATCATCAACGTCAGACAATTCGTCAGTCTGGGTAAACTGATGTACAGGATATTCACCCAGGCGATTGAAGGAGTCTACAATATCTTGTTTATCTTTACCAGTTCGAGGAGGGCATCCGTATACATCCCACGCATGTGTGATCTCTCTCCGCATACGGACGACCCACTCCTCGAACTGACTCGGAGTCATTTCCAAAAGATCCTCGAACAACACGTTGACATCGCTGTCAATTACATAATTATTACGTTCGTAGAAATTATTTTTGGTTAGACTCTTCATTTACAAACTTGTTCCAAACACGCTCAAACACATAGTAAAGAAAAAAAGCACAGATGTTCAACTCTAAGGCTAGTATAAAAGGATCACTCCCACCTGTCTTTAGTATTATAACATAACACATTATGATTGCAAGTATACGAAACATTATGGTCTTGGTTAAACAAACAACCATTGACTTTTTACTAGAAATAATTAACCTCCTACATTCCAGAACAAGGCACCATCACTGGCATAATTCTTTATATATGACCATGCTTTTGCATCGTAAGTGATAGCAGATGGGAATGGGGGTATTACTTTTGCTGGTTTGTTGAAGGGGATTTCACATCTGTAGACTTTTGCTCTTCCGTAGTCTCCTTTGTGCCCCACAGTAACACAATGGAACGATGCATCTGGCCATGCTTGCTGTAATCCTCTAGTGAGGGTTCCAGAAGAACCGACTGTCCAGACCTCTCGGGGGGAGATATCCATGTTGCGAGCAACCCTAATAATGGAAGCGACAACACTAGGATGGTCAAACCCAATAGGAAGTAGTCTACGAGTGATAGGGTTTTCTTGGACATAATCTCTTGCTCTTTTCTCTGTCACTGACAGCATACCATTTGGAACAAAGCGCATATCCGCGCCTTCTGCAATTGCTTTTATTTGATAGTCGTGTAATTTATCCCATGCACGATCTGCCATAAAAATCACTGCTTTCTTACCATATCTGCGACACAAGCACGAAAGAGAAATCTGTGCGTACCCAGTTGCGGGGGAACTTCCGTATACCCACTCCTCCACTTCCTTGTTTGACTGTATCAGATAGTCGGCAAATCTCATTTTAGATCCACCACCAAGAAGATCATCCCGAACAACTTGAATACCTTGATGTTCTTCTATCACAGGAGGTGGCATTGTGTCCTCCCAATCATCAAGCATTGAGAGATAATCATCTGCGGTTTCTTCGAATAAACTAGCCATCACTTTATCCTACTGAAATTATTCTTCTTCTCAAACACAATATGATTCTGGAACTTGTCTGTCATTGAGTCGGACTTGTGACTAATGACAAATATATTAGCTCGATCCCCGAACTGCGTCAACAGCTTGAGAAACTCTTCTGTACCTACCCCATCTAGACTAGAGTCAAAGACCTCATCTAAGATAAGAAGATTACAATTGACGCTGTTCTTAAGTCTGGCTACTTCACGCCAAGCAAGCAACAGTGACAGATCAATACGAAGGCGTTCTCCTTCACTGAAACTGTGGTATGTGAATTCATCTCGATGTCGGCTCTTGATGGTTTCGTTGAAGTTTTCATCGAGATTGAACTGACAGAAGAAGTCCATATCCAACAGATACTTGTTTATTAGACGATTCATGATGGGAAGGTAATGTTTAATTATCTTCGACTTGATACCAGAGTCCTTCAAAAGAAGAGAGGCAATGTTGTAATAATGTCTGTCCTCTATCAATTCTTTTCGTTGCTCTACAAAATCTTTACCGACAGTGGCCAGCTTAGTGAGTTCGCCCTTTACCTCTTGTACTTCAGTCGTTTCACTCAACACACTCGTCACACTCTGTTCCATTTTAGAGACGTATTGAAGTAGCGCACTAATTTCACTCTGCTTGCCTGATATCTGTTTTTCTTTTTCTTGTATGTCCGACAGAACAGAGTTGATAATAGTCAGTCTTCTCTCTAGAGATTCTATGCATACATTTTGATATTCTATTTCTTTATTAATGTCAGAACGTTCTTGTTCCTTTTCTGCATGAACGGACTCTTTGTGGTGTTGTTGAATATCTTGCTTACAAGTTGGGCAACTATCATTGTCCTCATAGAACTTAACACTCTTCTGTATGTTCTTTAACTTTTTATTCAACTGAGTTATTTCACTCTCAGACTGAATTAAGTTAGTGGACGTTTCATCTTTGTCTGGGATAGATAAAAACAACTCGTCTACTTCTTTTTGGATGGAGTCAATGGAACTTTCAAGTTTAGAAATAGACTTCTTGTATTTTTCGATAGACTCGTTAGATTTCTTCTCCAGAGATTTTATCAATTTTTCTTTTTCTTCTGCTTTGTTTTTGGTGAGTATTATCTTATACTCGATGTCCTTTATCTGGTCTTTATTCAGTTGAACTTTGCTTTTGACAAGACCATTCATGACTGAAAAAATGTCTATGTCCAGAAGATTCTCAACGACCAATCTTCGATCACTTGCGCTCAACTGCATGAAAGGAACATAGTTCGATGAACCAAGAATCACAACCTGACAAAATGATTTGTAGGTCATCTTAAGAATCTGCTCTTCTAGAATCTTCTGATAGTCTTTTGCCTTGGCTGATTGATCGAGCAGTTCGTTGTTCTTATAGATTTCAAACTTCTTTGGTTTTAAACTACGAAAAACTCTATACTCGTTTTTACCAATACTGAAAGTTATTTCAACTTCACAGTCCTTGTTGTTTATTGAATTTAGAAGCTGAGGTATATTGATACCTCGAAACGACTTTCCGAAAAGAGCAAACGTCAAGGCATCAAGCATGGTAGATTTACCTGCCCCATTGTCACCAGATACCAATGTGTTGTTATGCCTACGAAGATCAAGGACAGTCTTGTAATTTCCAGTTGAAAGGAAGTTACGCCAAGATAAAGTCTTAAAAATAATCACAACGAAATACTCTCCATATACAAATCCCGTATCATTTTTTTCATTTTATCTTTGTCTTCTACTTCATCCATCTGATCAATTTCATTGTTGATAAGAGTGACAGTATCTTGTGCGAGGTCTACCATCTCCTCTTTCGTCCATTCAGATTCTTCAATATCCTCAACTACTGTTATTTTTGCGACACCGTTTTCATCTAAATGATTCATATATTGATCGAAGCTGTATGGATGTTTTTTACACTCAACATATATCTTGATATAAGAACCTTCAAGTCCGTCAACATCAACGGAAGAAATATCAACAGGGCCGTCTGTGTCGTTGTATGTCAAGCAATGAAACATCTTATGTGGGTTTAGTACAAATTCAACTTCTCGGGTTTCAGTATCAAGCACATGAAAACCCTTCTCTTCATGTAAGTCTGCAAAGGTGATTTGATATTGAGTTCCCATGTAATAGACATTATCCTTTTCTTGCCTACAATGGAAATGTCCAGACAGAACTTTCTCAAACCTCTCAAACAACTTAGGTGACATACCACCCTGAAAGTCAACACCACGCATTACCTGATAACCATCAAGTTCAAGATGTCCAATTAGAATCGGAGCAGATGCGGTCTTTATGAACTCCAAAGACGAATCGTAATTTGTTTTGTTTACCCAAGGAAGTAAGGCAATATCAAGCCCATCAAAGTTAACCACGCATGGATCTTCATATAAATTAAAGTCATTAGAGAACAACTCCTGAAGTGAATTCACCTCATTGGTATTTCGAAAGTATACATCGTGGTTGCCTAGTATACAATGAAACTCAATACCTTCCTTCCTGAGTCTGGATATAAACCTCTCCCTCACTTGATGAAGGATACTAAAGTTCACGAACTTTCTACGGTCCATGAAGTCACCTGCATGAATAATTGTTTTTATCTCGTTCTCTTCCATGTATGGAAAAAGAACTTCATCAAAAAACTTCATGAAGTAGTCAAAGAATAATTGGGAATCGCCCCTAGCACCGAAGTGCGTATCATTCAGAAGGCATATTTTCATCTTTTTTCTTTTTCTTTTTCTTCGGCTCAAACTTTTCTATGTCGCTGTCCGTGACATCAAAATAGTCTGCATAAACATTCTTGGTATCTTTATCGAAGTAATTGTTTTTAAACCAAGTGTGAAAACTACCATCATCACAATTTTCTATCATCTTGTACTTGATGTAATTTTGCTTTTTCTCTTTCTCTATCCTTCGAAGAAAGGCGTAGTATATCATTTGAGTGAAGTAAGAGAATGGGTTCTTTGATTTTTCTGGGTTGAAGTTATGAGCATACATCAGGCAGTTTTCTATGCCATCCGCTATCATCTCATCTCTGAATGGATAGTTTATGAAGTTTGGTTTTCTAGAGAGATGTTCTGCTATCTTGACAAAACATTCGCCTATGTACTCGCTTATTGGGGGGCGAGTTTCACCAGACTCATCAGCCTCTATGACGAGATCTTTCCATTCACACATGGCGGTGAAGAAAGTCTCGTTATCGACGTAATGTTCTGTTACTTTTTTAGAGCGTTTCTTTTTCATATCAACAGTATAACATCTTTTTTCACATTGTAAAGTATTTTTAGGATTTTTCTCTTGACAAATTCTGAGAGTGCTGTACACTACCCGTGTCAACGGGAAAAAGGGATACTATAAGTAGTCTCTAAGATCCGGAGACCAATCAACCCAATCATTACCAAAGTCATCCTCGGAACCTGTTCGGTGTTTATTTTCTCGTTCCAGTTCCTCGTGTTGCTCACCATCAGGGTCATCAAATTCATCGTCCATTTCTTGATCTAAAAGACCCTCTTCGATCAACTTCTTGAACATGTCATGATTCATAGAGAAAGACATGAAAACCGAAGACGAGGGTGAATTTGGTATGTTGGGCATATCAGGCATGTCAGTTAGATTTTTAAGTTCGTCCTCTAATTCTCTTAGATTTTCCTCTGCCTGTTTCATGATGTCTTCTCGCATTGTTTGCTCGCGCATCATATCTTCTTTAGTAACATCTGGTTGATTTACTTCTGCAATGTACAGCTTCGTTGTCTGTGCGTCAGGTGTCAAGCACAAGGCAATCCAGTCCTCTGGGATTGTCACTTCTTTTGTTTTGCTGTATTCAAGCCAGTTGCTAAGAGTGAGAACTTCTCTCTTGAATTTTAGGAATGGATCAGGAATGGTCATAACATTCATGATCATAGGATTTTCAATCGAAACTTGGTTATTTTTCGATTCAATAATTTTAGCAATAATCGATTCACCGCTACGCAGTTTTAAAATTCTATACGACATAACCTCTCCTATAGCTGAATAGTATGTGGTGAGAAACTAAAACCCTCAGACTTATATATCTTTATTCTTTCGAGGAAATGTCGAAGGGTATGGTTCTTGTAACTCTTCCAAGAAAGGTCATCACCAATATCATACAGCTTGGCATGATCTTTGTGTTCTGATTTTCTTAACTGCCGACCAATAGATTGTAGGACTCTGACTCGGGACTTTGAAGGTGAAGCGAAGATAATGTTGTGCAACCTTCGTATCGAAACGCCTGTTGAAAACGTACCATAAGAGGCTACTATGATAGCATTGTTTACATCTTCCGCTATCTGACGAACGCTTTCTCTTACTTCCACATCAGTCTCCCCGTAAACAAAGAACACCTGTCTGCCCTTTGCTGACTTCTTTATTTGTTCATAGAGTTTCTTGCCGTGCTTCTCGACGTACTGAAACAATACTAACGTATTGCCTTCTAATTTATTCGCAAGATTTTCTATGAACTTGTTTCTCTTTTCATTCGACACAAGGAAGTCCATTTCATCCTGATACTTTGCCCTTTTCATCGCTTCTCGTTCTGGTCTTCCGTGGGACAGAAGAAGGCAGTCTATTTTCAATTTGGACAAGAGATCCTTATCAATTAGATCTTTTGTTGAGGTCACATTATACACCGAACCAAATAGACCTTCAATCACTAATTTGTGAGTAAGTGTACCATCCAGCGTTCCCGTTGTTCCTATTCTGTGAGGACAGTCTTTGAGTTTCGTCATTAACTGGGTAAGAGATTTTGCTTTGAATAAATGGCACTCATCCCCAAACACAACATCAAACTGATCAAAGTATTCAATGGGTAATTTGTAGATGCTTTGCCATGTTGATATGACCACTTGGTGGTTAGTTTCTTTTTCTTGTCCTCCGAAAATCTTATGGCAGATTTGTCTCACATCCCACGATTTATCATTCGAAGAATAGTCTTTGAAGTCGTTGTACATCTGTGTGACCAGAGAGGTCGTGGGAACAACTACAAGAATCTTTTTGTCTTTGGGAATTAGACTTTGAAAGTACCTAAGAAGGCAGTAAATGATCAAAGACTTACCTGATCCTGTTGGGGATAAGAGAAGGCATCTATCGTTTCTTATAGCATGTTGTATGGCGTCCAACTGATGATCATACACTTCAATTTTTTTACCAGCAGCTTGGATATTGAGCTTGTCGTTGATCCATTCCTTGAGATGCTCATGGCTGAGAATTGCACCAGATGGCTTCAGAGACTCCTCTATTTCAAGAGAATATCCCCTGTCGTTCGCAAACTTTTTAACGTATGGAAGTAGTCCAGCGTAGAGATTTTGGCTGTATATGTTGTAGAGTTTTATGGTGCCGTCCCAGTTCTTTTTACGGTAAGACGGCATGAACTTATGACCAGGCACCTTGAAAGTAAAATACTCTGATAGTTCTTTTGCTAAATCTCTTTCACATGCGACATGTATATTGACGCTGTTTTCTTTTGTAATACAAAGATCGCTCATGACCTTATGTATTAGAGATTTATGCCTTATGGATCGAAGGAGTTTCCTAGTACCAAAACGCCTAATTTCTTTTTTGAAACTTGACCTGACCATGATATAACATCCACATCATTTTGGGACAAAAAATCTATAACGAGCTGGTACTCCGTTTCCCATCTCTCATTATATTTATCCATAAATTCTTTGTGGAAAACAACCCTTGAAATACTCATTTCTCTCAGGGCAATTACATCAGATAGGGTTGGACATAGGGGAGAGTAAATTGTGTGCTTGTAAGTCGTCACACCACGTTCTGCTGCTTTATACGCAAGATTTTGTATTGCTGTAGTGTTGTACCATTCGTTTTCACTGATTGCTGGTGCGGACAACATCACTCCGATGCCAGGGTTGAGAAGTATGGTTGAACACTGAGTGCTATGTCCCACACACTTTGAAACGGCATGAGCATAGCACTGTTTTAGGTATACCGCATGAATGATGCTTGTATCAAACTCCATTGAGGAACTTTCTCCAGTCAATGGCACTTCGTATGTTCCATTGTCTATTTGATATGATCTTGATGACAGACTCTAGGTAGTCTACCTTTTCTTTGGTGTATGACAACCGTAATCTCATAAGTGATAGATCTTCATCTGAACTTAAGTATTTGTCTATGTCAGCTTTTAAGATATTTAACTGAAAAGGCTCCCACTGCAATCTATCAAGTGAGTCTTGATCTAGTTTGCCAGTGTAGTATTCCCACTTCAGTCTGTATAGCTTTTTATACTCTTCGTCCTGTTTGACGTAGATCAGCTTTTCATCGTGGTAAAAGTTTAAATATTTGTTGTGCAGTTGAGGAGTCCTCAGAGACTCAATATCGAGTTCTGTGTCGTCCATTATAAGATCGTCTGCAACCATAGCCTTAAGATCAGTTAGATTCATAGCAACCTCCGACTAAGAGTATATCACGAGAATATTAGGCAGTCAAGTATCAATACGTTCGATTGTATATGTGCTATAGCTAAAGGTCGTAGTGGCAACTATGGGTTCGGGATCTGTCACGGCACTACTAAAATCAATGCCTGATAAAGAGCTTGGGAAACAATCCCTGAAACTCACAATTAATTTTCCTCGCATCGCGCTGTTTGTAACGACTAAGGTGGCATCTGATAGGTGTTGATCTGGAGTTTCAAAGTCCTTGAAATCTTCAGCATTAGATGCGGATCTCATCCAGTCGTATATTTCAATCCAGTTTTTCATCTCCTCATCTACAACAAATGATATCGACAAGTCGTCAAATCTAAACGATGAGGGGTGTCGCACAGGAGCGAAGTAAGTGTTTTGGTCTATTGGTGATAAAGACACAGATGGTATGTTGGCAGACTGACAGAAATATGTTACAGTAGGAATTCTTTGCATAGTAAACTTGAATTCGGTTACTGTTAACGGATTGGTGTTCGTTGGCTGGCTGTCTAGTCTATTTGTTTTTAGTTGAGATAAACCACTGATGTACTGATCGGACATATCAACCTCCTAAAATATGTAGGTAATAAAAAAGGGT